CCGGTCATTGCGCCGGTGACGGTTGCTGTCAGTGCGGTGGCCTGTGAAGTCATCGCCTCGGGCGGCAACGAAATGAACCATTCGATGACGCGGCTGTACATCAATGTCACGGTGAACATCCTAAAGCGCGGCAGGATCTTCCACGCCAAAAAGCGTTCCATTGTTACTTCCATCACTGGCTCTCCTTGATAGCCCTCAATACTTCATAGACGTTGGGTGGTGGCGGCTGGTCTACCTGCCACTGGCACAGGTACTCGCGTGGCTTCCACTCGCCGCGCTTATAGAACATGGTCTCCTGAGTGTTGTGCGCCCCGCGATAGACGCAGACCTCCTGGGTCTTGTCCAGCTTCATACATTTGACCAGCCGGCAGGTGGTGAGATCGTTGGCCCAGTCATTGGCCTGTGCCGTGTGCGCCTTCAGTAGCAGCACAAACGCCACCAGGACGGCGCTGGCGGCCCCTACCATGATTGTCCAGGCCAACACCTCTATGAACTTGCGACGCCGCTCACGCTGCCTGTAGAGCGTCTCCTGGCGCTGCTTGCGGATCTGCCCCTCCATGCGGATCAGCTCCTCCCAGGCAGACTGCCCCAGCGTGAGCGAGATCCACTGCTTCAGCTCGTCCCTCTGCGCCCTGGCGCGTCGGGCGTTGCTGAAAGCCTCAAGCGCCTGCTGCTCGACAGTCTTGCCGCCGAACAGCTTCTTGAAGATGGGCGGGTTCTTGGCTTCCTTCTCTTGCTGCTCCAGATCCGAGAGCGCACCCATCCACCTCGACAGGTCGCCCATCATGGATTCGAGGTCGCGCCCGATCTGAAAGCCTTTTTTTATCGCGGTAAATGAGGCCAGGGCGATTGAGACTGGATCGGTCATCAGTACGTCCTCACATCTTTATCTACCAGCTTTGGCAGACAATAAGCAGTGATGTTGTGGCCTTGCTTGTGCAGTCGCTGTGCAAAGTACACGCAGTCATCAACACTGCGGAAATACATATCATTGCTAGTGAGCCGCTTATCCTCACCAACACCTACATATACGAACAGCAAGAACACATGGATCATTCATTTCTTGTTCTTGCTTCCCTTGGGCCTGCCGCGCTTCTTCGGTGCCGCCTTCGGTGCGGCTTCCTTCTTAGGCGCAGCCACCTTGCCAGGCCGCAGGTGTGGGTTCAGATCGTACAGGTGTGCCATGTCATCCTCCTACAATGATGCCGATCAGCAGCAGGATAGTGGTGCCGGCTGTGCCGATCATAATGTGTTCGATGCGCTTGATCCGCAGGATGGTTTCTTTCCAGCGTTCAGCACAGACCGCCTCATGGGTGTCCAGTTCAGCTTTGACGGATGTGACGGTGGGCTTGCTCATCAGTCAGCGTCCGCAATGGTCAAGTCACCGGCTGCGACCTGACGCATGATTTCTTCGTAATCAGTGTTGTCGCTATCCAACGGGACAGTCGTTTCTTGACCGTTAATGGTAGCTTTAATTGACACATTGTTGCCGCTACCAAACGCATCTTGGATATACTGTGCATTAGTAATTTCCATGATTATAACTCCGCAGCTAAAGAAACGGTTGCATCATTGCTGTTTGCATTTCCCGGCCATAGAACGCCTCCACTCGTGTTTGCCACCACAGGCGTGCTTGAGGAACTGCTTGGGTCTAATGTGATTGTTGCGGAGTGTTTCGACGATGCATAACCAGCCACGGTCTGACATTGATGTGGTGAATCTGAACCGTTGATAAACTGCCAAGTGTTTGCGTTTGACGGCGTGATTGAAGGCGCAGCCCTCATCTCACACATAAAGGGAATAGTCGCAAAACCAAGGTCTGTGCTATAGAGCATACCCGGAAGTCCGCCACCCACTTGGTATGTGCCGCCAAAATTCAAAAAATAGAAGTACCTTTGACATTTACGCAGTGTATCTGCATATGACCGGTGCTCGAACGCCGTGACAGAGCCGACCTCAAGTTGCAAGCCTGTAATGAAAAGCTCACGGTTGGTGCTGTCAAAAAACATAGTCTGGTCTGACTTGACTGTATTGGCATTAGTCAGGGTAGCCCAGCTATTCGATGTAAATGTGCCACTTGTGTAAGTGCTGCCTGCTTGCAAATAGATTTGGATGCGTAGGCTTGCGGCATTGTCGTTGTCAAATTTTCCAGTTGTGTCACGAGCAAAAACTTTAGTGACACGGGTCCAGCTAGTAGTCACATCAAATGTTTGAGTATTCTGACGGCTGTTGTCATTGTCTTGCAATTCGATTGTGTACGTCGCATTGGCGTTGCCCTTCACATAAAAAGAAACAGCAAAGCTCTCCGCGTCTGAATGACCTTTTTTAAACTGCTGCAAGTCTTGGCCTTCGATAGCGTATTGCAAGATAGCTACTTCATCAGATGCAATAGATGTATCTGCGGTAGTACAATCAAGTTTTAGCGCATGTGGAAACCCAGCCAAATCTGTAATATCTGCCTGTGATTGTGTCAGGCGTCCTGCTGTGTTGTTAAAGAACATATCAAAGCGGTCTACAGTAAAGTAACCAGCACTGCCGCCAATGCCTGTTACGCTGGTTGAGCGTTGGGCCACTTGGCACGCTCCATTGATGACCACGTTTCTGCCAGAAATACCTCCGGCATCTGCCGAACCGGCCAAGTCTGCAAAATCTCTTGCTCTGCTCATTCTGCTGCCTCCAGTGCGGCGACCTTGGTTTCGAGTGTTTCAATCTTGGCTATGGCTTCTTTCAGTGCGCCGGTCAGGAGCGGCACTAGCTTGCCGTGGTCGATGCCCTGATAAGCAGGAATAGTGTTGCCATCGCCGTCTAGCTTATTATCGCCAGCAGATGTGCCATCTGGCGCGTCGCCGTCATCAATCTCTTGCTGTGTCCAAGTCTCGACTTCGTTGTGCGTTCCATTAACAGCTTCCGGCACGACAGCCTGTGCCTCGTGTGCAAGAAAACCGTCAAGCGTGACGCTGTCGTCAGCAATGAAGTTGAACCGCTTTGGTGCCAGCGCCTTCACACGGTCAATCGCACCGGTCATGTCGGCCACGTTTTCTTTTAGGCGGTGGTCAGAAGAGGTTACATAAGAAGTTGCTGAACCGTTAGTTTGAATCCTTCCTACCAGACCGTTGGGATTGTAAAATAGAATCTGGTCACGGGTAGGAGTTGCATCACGAGAGAATTTGGTGTTTCCGCCAAAAGGCCGTATTTGAACACCATCAGCACTACCATCTGGCTCTGAAGTTGTCGAAATCCGAACTGCACCGTCGTTTACGATACGCATCCGTTCAGAGCCAGAGGAAAAGAACTGAATAACGTCAGAACCCGGAAAGTCGATTGTGGTGTTCGTGTCGTCAGAACGGCCGAGGACATTAGTGAACAGTTGGCCTGTAATGCTGACGCCAGACGATGTGGTTTCGAGCTTTTTGCTGTTATCGTGGTAAAGCTCTACTGCGCCGTTATTGATAACTCTCGCACCATATTCACCACCACCATTTGGGTTTAGGCTAATTGCATTACCATTGGTGTTGATTACAAGGTCGCCTGCCCCACCATCAACGATGTAGCTGTTGCTGCCATCGTGGTAAATCTGCAAGTCATTGCCAGCACCAAACTGCGCTTTGTCGTTGTCACCAAAGTTAGCGTTAGCGTTGAACGTCACATTCCCGCTGAACGTACCACCAGCAGAAGCAGATACCATGTCAGCCGTGGTGAAGCTCTTGAACGCATAGATGTTCACAAGGTCATTGAGAGCCGCACCAGAGGCCAACACAACGCTGGTGCCGTTGGTAGCTGTAAAGTCAGATGGGTCAAGAACAACACCGTTCATCACAACTTGCAGATTGTCTGCCGTGTAGGACAGTGTGGCGCTGTTATCATCAGAGCCGCTGAAGGTGGTCTGCCCTGCCGTCGCTGTGTACTCGTACAGAATCAAACTGACATTGCCAGCCGAGGTGGCGGCAATCCAGTTTGCGCCGTCATAAACCCGCATCTCATTGGCGGTGCTGTTGAAATACAAATCGCCTGATGTCAGCGCATCGCCATCATTATCTGTGGTCGGGTCGCTGGTCTTGCTGCCTAGGTAAGTGTCATCAAAGTTGTCAAACGCAGACGCCGCAGATGCAGCGCTAGCCGCCGCAGCAGTCTGGCTTGCAGCCGCAGCCGTGGCAGATGATGCCGCAGCGGTTGCAGAGCTTGCCGCATTGGTCTCAGAAGTCGAGGCATTGCCGGCAGAAGTCGCCGCTTCGGCAGCTTTTGTGGTCGATGTCGCGGCAGATGTCGAGGCAGAAGAGGCGCTTGATGCCGCTGCCGCCTGGCTGGCCGCACTAGCCGTCTCAGACGCGGCACTAGCAGTCTCGCTGGCGGCACTAGCCGTCTCAGATGCCGCCGCCGCGGCGGCGCTTGTCGATGCCTCTGCGGCCTTTGTCGTCGCCGTAGTGGCGCTACCAGACGCAGATGTGGCACTGGACGCGGCAGCGGTGGCACTGGCGGCGGCATTGGTGGCATTGGTCTGCGCGTTTGCTACCGCATCAATAGTAGGGCCGGCCTCTGGGTTGCCGGTGGTTGCGTTGAATTGCAGGGTCTTGCCCTTGCGTGTGTCCTTGGCCGGCAGTGTCATGTCCAGGGTGCCGCCATCATCCACATGCGCCGGATCGAAGACAGGCGCTTGCATGCTGCGCTTTTGTTCTTCTGCCACCTGCTGGTCAAAGATGGTCAGGCTGTCGAGCTGCTCGTTCAGGCTAGATGCCAGCAGGTCGCCGGCGGTCACAAAGTCAGTGACGCGCTCAATGTCACGCGCGCCCAAGATGATGATGGTATCGTTTGCGTCTGGTGTTGCAGGGATGTTGCCGCCCACGTTGACGATGACGCTGACAGATCCGGTGCCATTGGCGTTGATCGTCACCGTGTAGTCTGTCGTCTTGGTCAGCTTGGTGGTGTTGAAGTACACCGCCAGGTCGTCATCATCCAAGATCTCGAAGGTGAAGGCATACGGCCCCAAGCCGGCAGATCCGGTGAAGACGACGCGGCGCGTCACTGCATTGATATTGTAGTCAGCCATTGCACATCATCCTTTGTGGCGCATTGTACCTCATCGGGCGGTAAATCTCCATATCACTGCACTGCCATAATCTTGACGGCCAGGTCAGGGTCATCGGCAATCAATTTCTTCTTAGCGGCACTTTTGAACTTGCCGACAGCCACATTGATTTGTTCCAGCTTGTCGTCTTTGGTTGGCAATGATTGATAGTAAGCATTGTCAGGGCTGATGAGGCCCATCAAGACTGGGAGCATTGTCTGGTTAATGTTGTATCCATCCTCACCTGGCATGCGGCCCCCCGCGTCCATAGTGTTCATTGTGGTAATCCACTTGTTGTATTGAATCGCATTCAAGCGCACACCATCGATTCGCTTGTTTGGCATCTTGATGCCGCCGCCAAGCTCCATAAGCTCATCGTCAACAGGCGCATACTTTGTATCTTGCACACGAATCGGCGACCAAAATTCCCAGCCCTCCCCAGTGCCGGCCTTAATCTTCTCACCCCATAGGTTGAGCTTAGGCGGGACGCTGTCACTAAAGAATGGGTTGCGCCCCTTGGCGCGTTGCAGCTCAATGTAAAAGCCGCGCATAAATGCTGGGAGCTGTGTCGGGTCTTCGTTAAACCAGCCTGCCTCTGGCAGCATTGGCGACGACACGGCTGGATCTTGCATGCGCTCAATGCCGGCAGAGAATGAAGACGTACCCGGCACAAAAGCAAGGCCGGCCTCAGTCACCTTGCCGCCCATCATTTCCATAAATTGGTCTTGCCGGATCTTGGTGTCTGGGTTTGTGAAGACGCGGGTCAGCTCCTGTACGCCCTGAAGGAACGGCATATCAAGCGTATACTCAGCCAAGCTCATCGTCATAGCCATAGCCAAGCGGTCAAGGACAGCCTGGTCTTCTTCATAATTGGCGTAGTATGCAAAATCAGCCGCCATAGCCAACATGCCGGATATGGGGTCAAGGCGCGAATAAGTGACTGACGTATAGGTGCCGTCCTGATTCTTGAAGTTGACAGAAAATGGCTGAATGCCTTTGCGCGCCATAGCTTGCTTTGATTTTGGATCTGGCGGCCCAGAACCCATAATGATCAATTCCTTGTCTGGGTCGTCAATGCCCATCGCCATGTAGGTGAACGCCCCAGATATCATTGACCCAGTGGCCACCTGACCGAATGCGATGTCAGCCTCTCTGCCCCCAGCCGCCAGCTTCTTGTAAAAGCCGGGGTATGCCAGCATCAGCGGACTGCGGATCATTGTCTCTTTCATCACGTTTGTGGGCGTCTTGTAGAACGGCACAAACAGCTTGGCGATGGGGTGAGACATAGAACCTTGCAGGTCGCCGAGGAACCCATCCAAGTCGCCTTGGAAAGTCATCTGCCTTGCTGCGTCTTTCGCATCCTCAACAAGACCCTTCGGCGGGTTGGCCATCAAGCGCGCGCCCTCTGCTGACGCCAAGCGCTTTGCCTCCTGCGGAGATTTGCCGGCGGCAATCAGATCGTCATACATATTGGCTGTGCGTGTGCCGACCATCTGATGCAGCGACATACGATAGCCAATGCCCTTGAAAAACTCATCCTCTGCCAGCAAGAACCGGCCACCCATTCTGGCAAAAACACCCAGCGTATTTACAAATGCAGCGCCGCCATTGCCTTGTCTGATTTCATCAATGATGACGCGCGGATCGCCACTGGTGCCAATAGCGCGCCTGTTACGCACATCAATTTTCGACACAATGTCGGATGGCTCTTCTGTGACAAGCGTTTTCCCAGACACCATCAGTGCATCAAGGAAGCCCTTGCGGATGCCATCCATTGACATGATTGCGTCGCGGAACCTGGCGCGGTCAGTCTTTGAGCCGGGGCGCATAGTGCGAAGTGAGCCATATATAGAGGCCGGCACTTGCTCAATGACCCGCGTGGCCATGAAGGCCGAGTTGCCAACTACGTTGACCATATGCGTTGTGGGCGCAGTCAGGATGCTGTTAATCCAAACCTCGACCATCACATCCATAGTCTTGTTTTGGCCGTTCTTGATAAACGCCGCCTTGGCTGCTGGGCTTGGCAGGTTCATGTAGAGCTGGCCCATATACTCCATATCTTCAACAGTCTCAGCGCCGAAAAGAGCGATCATCTCCTCGGACTGTCGAGCAAAATTTATGTCTAGCCCCTCTTGCGCCTTACTCAACACACCCAAAGTGCGACCGGCCTCAGAGCCTGCGCCAGAGACATTTGCCATCATGGCCGCAGTCATGTTCTGCATCTGGTAGGCGCGACGCACGGCGGCATCCCTAGCCTCGCCAGCAGGCATGCCGGCAATGCGTGTCCATTCCTCTCTGGTGTGGTGCATCAGATTGGCGACAGTCATGATGCCGCCAAGCACCGTCTCGGCATTTGCGCCGTCGCCCGGACTGCGAACCAGCCACTCGGCGACCATTTCGTCCATACTGTAGTTTGCGGCCACATCCTTAATCTGTTCAAAGGTCATTGTGCCGCGGCGCGCTTGTTCAAACAGCTCCTGGTTGGCGTCTTTCATTCTGGCCATATGGTCGGCCATATCAAAATCTTCCAAGCCCTCCGCGATGGCCGGGAAGTTGATGCCCTTTGTCCACTGGCCGCCAGTAGCCTCGGCTAGTGCATTGACCTCATCCTCTGTGGCAGGGCGAATGATTGTGGCGGTGCCGACCTTCTGCACTGGGTCATCTGGCAGTGGGGGGAGGACATTTTTTTCGGCGCGCTCAACGCGGCCCTTTACTGCCTGGACGCCCTTAGCGACGCCGACAACAACATCGTCAACCAAACTTGCGGTTTGGATTACTTCTGGATCGTCAACGGCAGACACCTGCGACTGACCAAGAATCTCATCAGCCGCGCTAGCATCCTTTTGCACGGTCTCTGTGGGATCAACCTGCTGCGGCTCTGGCTGCGCGAACAGTGTGTCTTGCAGATCAACAGCCGCCTGCATCTCGTCCAGATCTTTGGTGACACGCGCCATTCGGTGTTCCTTTACGCTTGGGTCTTCTTAGACCTATATAGCTGCGCCAACTCCATAGCCAGCGACTTGCTTTGCTCTGGCGTCAGCCCTTCAATAAACTTGTCATAGTCCAGGTCTTCACTTTGCTGGCTAGGGTTGGGCATCCCCAGTGATGTCACTGACATCAACCCCTCGTTCTCTTGCGACATTCGCAAACTCCGTTTCATAGTCTGTTGGTGCGCTTTTCTTAGTGCCGATTCCTAGCTTGGCGTACAACTCTTTTTCAGGATACCAAATCAAAGCCTGAAGCGCAGCACGATCTAAATCAACACCTTGTTGTTTGAGCATGTCGAGAGCCTCATCAACTGTAGCTCTCATGTAGTTGCGCTCAGTGCCTGTGCGCGGTTGCTCCAGAACCTTCTTTTGAGCCTCAACAAAATTCTTTGATGATTTGTTCAGCTCTGTCTTGTCCTTGTACCCGCTTTTAACATAAGCCTTGTGAGCGCGATAGGCCAGCTCCTCAAGCAAGATGTCATCAGACATCAGGTCATCATAGCTGTACCCATAATCGGCTGCGATCTCAGGTGTCACAGAATTGCGGATGCGGTTCATCTGCTTGGCCGCAGCCTCTGCCGTTTGCTCGACAATCAAGCCACCTGTGTAGCGACCCCAAGTCCGCATAAACCAGCGATCCATAGTCAGCGGCTTATAGTTGCCCTGAAGGTTTTGATAGAAGCCGCCGCCAATCTTAGGCCCGAATATAACGCTGGCCGGCAGTTTGGTGTCTTTTGCCTCGCCGCTAATCTTGAAGCCGTACTTTTTGCCAATCTCGTCAAGCTCTCTGACAGTGAACTCTTGGCTCATAAAGTCATAGAACTCTGTTTCGCCCATCGTTTCGACCAAGTCGTTGTGCAATGCAAACGCCTTTTTCATTGCTGGGCCTTCTTTGCCAAACCCTATGTCAGGCATCTTGCCAGTCTTCAAATACTCATCAAACGCAGCAAATGTGTTTTTTGAGTTTTCTGGAACAGATGCGCCATTGCTTGTAATTGCTGTGATGAACTTGATTGCATTGGCCTTGTTAGGATCTGTGGCCACTTCAGGGTAGACACGCTCTGCAATCCGCATGGCGTTGTCTACCTTCTGCCTGTACCAATCTCCAGCATTGCCCTTGCTACGCATAGCATGCAATGCCTCACGCGCCATGACCTTAGCGATCTTTGTCTGGTTTTCTGGCGTCGGCTCAATCCGCACACCCATAGACTTTGAACGCTCATTAATGCGCTTTGCAACGTCATAGAGGTTGCCGCCAGCCTCAAGGGTGGTCTCGCCGTCATACAGGTCGTCAATCAAAGACGAACTTCTCTCTTCTGGCGAAAGATCAATCACATCAGGCATAGCTTGCGGCACTGGCGCAGGCTCTTTGCCCATTAACTTCTGGCCAGCCACAATGGCCTCATCTACCATCTGCGTCGGGTCTACACCCATGCCCAGCGTGACGCCGCTCTTCGCTTGCCTCAGCCGTTCAGGAGCGCCGGCGGCGTATGCCTTAGCTCCACCGACAACAGCCTCACCAGCCTTGCCGAGGCCGAGAACCTCACCGACCATTGCGCCCTGCTTCAGACCTTGCTTTGTCTCATCGCTGACCGGCAGCATATCGACGCCAGCGTTGTAAAGCTCAAACGCGCGCTCAGATCCGATAACGCCAGATATGGCGCTGAAGCCCTTCAAGAACTCATCAATGCGCTGCCCTTCCTCTGCGGTGGCAGCTTTGTAGCCGCCATAGCCAAGAGCGCCAATGTCTTGAATGCCAGTGGCCATGCCAATGGCACCGCCCGGAACAATGCCGGCCATAGTACCGGCAATCTCTTCCTCAGTGATTGGAGCGCCGGCAGCCTCTGACAAAGCATAAGGGTCTCGGTACGCGCCTGGCCCCAAAGCTGCTGCCTCTGCGGCTGGGTCAGGGACGCGGCGCAGCAAAGTCTCGCCATCATCACCGCGCACAATTTCCAAATCGGCATCGCTTTCATACAAATAGTATGATGTCAGCATTTCATCGCGCAGCGTGGCCACTATTGAACCCTCCTCAAAACATCAATCGCATCCAGAATCTGGGCGTACTTTTTCAACCCAGCGGCGCGATTGTTGCTGATCAAATCATCTATCTTTGACTGAACAGCAGCAAGGTCATTCGTAATGCCGTTTTGCTTGGCAAACGCATCAATCAAGCTCTGCGATTTTGAGATCTGCTGTTGTGTTGGGCCTGCCGGCGTCAATTCCTTCAGCCTGTTTTGCATCCATGACACTGGGTCAAGGTCAGGGTTTTTCCGCACAGCAAGGATCAACTCATTTTGGATCTCACCAATTTGTTTGTTGCGCTCATCATCGCCACTGCCAAACAGGCTTGGCACTGGATTGATGGCATTCTTCAAAAATTGCACGGCTGTCGCCATGTCGTCTTGATTTAACACCTCAAGCCGATCAAACCGCTTTATGTATTCAGCAAATGTGATCTTTCCATCATCAAGGTTATCAAGCAAAACCTGGTGCGTCATTTGTCCTGCAACCTCAATTTTGTTCAAAGCAATCATAGCATCTGCGTCATTTGCTGCTGGACTGTTGAGGATGCGATCTTGGAAAACAAGGAACGCTTCGCCGTCAATATCTTCAAGCCTTGCCATAAGATCGCTGACATCTTGATTGGCTGAAATACCCCGCGCAATTTGACCGCGCAGATCAACAGAAAGAACATCCCTGTTTCTTTCGTTGCGCCTGTTGAGCGCCTCGTCCAAAGACAGGTCTCGGCTTTCTTTTTGGAAAGCCGCGTCCATTACAGCATTCCGCTGATCAGTCGACATATCCTTGTAAAGTGACTTGATGCGCGGGTCTTCAATCTTGTCCCGCTGAAGCTCAATCATGCGCGACATAGGATCTTCATCTAACCAGCTTGTGACTTCTGCCACATATGCCTTTGATACGGCATCACCAAAATCCTTCAGCCGTGAAGACAAGGTGCTAGGGTCAAGATCCTCTGCCTTTGAAAACAGTTTTTCTTTGTGAAGGGCTACCGCCTCTTGGACAGTAACTTTTTCCCCAGTGGCCCCAATGTAATCGCCCCTGCCAACAATGTCGGGAATTTCGTTGATCAACACATCAACGCCTCTAATGGCATCGCGCTCTCTTTTTTCCTCGGCCTGCTCGGCCATCTTTGTAGCGTGTGCCACTGCGGCAGAGTTGCCGGCGGCGGCAATGCTAGCCCTAAAGTTGCTGGATGCAGCCGGACTGATATCATACACAGCGGCAGCGTACCCATTGATCACGCCATCAATTTGTGTTTGCAGGTCAGACACAGACATGTTCTGCGCCGCCGCAGTCAAACGTAAGTTTGCAATGTCCTCGCGCGCAGATGTGTCTAGATCATTGGCAATTACCCGCAAGGCCGCATCACGCGCCGCCCGATCATAAACCGTGCCGGTGCCACCCGGCACCAACTCTTCCCTGCCTGCTGGCGTTGCTGCCTGTTGCAACTGATCAATGCTGGGCGCGTTTGTTGCGCCGTACTCTGCGCCCTCAATCTTGGCTTGTATCTCTGCTTCGCGGAAGGCGACGCTGGCCATCCTGTCGAGCTGCTTGGAGATAGTCTCGGCCACGCGCGCCTGTGCGCGCGCTGTGCCGGCATAGTCTACCTGCGGCAGGCTGGGGATCTGAGCGCCAAGTGGGCGGTATCTAGGTAGTCGTGCCACCTGGGCCTCCTATGCTTTGCTGCATTTGCAAGCCGTAGCCCAAGCTGCCAATGGCGCTGGCAATGCCAGCCTGGCGCGCGGCTCGTGCCTGCAAGGCATACTGCTGTGCCTGCATCCTGCCACCAGCAAGCGCGATAATCTCACCCTCTTGCATCGTGTAAAGCTCCTGCACACCCTTAGACACAGCATAATTACGCAGCGCCTGGGCAGACCCACTGAAGGGGTCTACGCCGCCCATAGCTGCCTTGGCAGTGATTGTTGCTGATGTCGCAAGAATGTTGTCTAGGACGGCAACCGCGTTCTGCTTATACTTGAGGCTTTCCTGCTTTGCTTGCAGCTTGGCATACGCGCCCTGCGCTTGCAGGCCACGCGCCTGCGTCTGCGCTGCCTGCAATGACATGAAAGCTGACGCCGCCATCAGCGGCATTGCTGCACCTGCACCCATCTTACTGTCCCGCGCTCACCTTGTAGTCGATACCCAGCAGCGTCATCTTCAGCGGCACCGTTTGCCCGATCGTGACCTGCCCCTCATAAGTATAACCCAGAATGCCGTTCTGCGTCTTGATGCCTGTGAACTCCTCCACAGAGCTGTCCAGGACGCTTGCACCAAAGTTTCTGAACGGCACCAGCTTGCCGTTGATCGTCAGCGCCTGCGTCTCAAACAGCTCGGCGTTGACCTCAAAGATTCGCTTCTTGAAGCCCTTCAGAGACCCGCTGGGCAGGTTTGGCTCCACCGGCAGGGTCTTGATCTCCGGCGTGAAGTTGAGGCCCACCTGGTGGCTGCTAGTGGCCGCTGTGGCAAACGTGACAGTGTGCGGCGATGCCGGCACAGTCTGGTCAGGCTCCACGACGCCGTCGCGTATGATCTTGACGCTCTCACCGTTCAGGTGCGCCATCGTCACAGAGCTGGCAGCACCGCCAGTCTTGGCGCTGTCCAGCAGCACAGTGTCGTCAAACAGCTCGACATAGTACGCATCCGCGCTGTTGATCGTGCGCTTGACCACCACATAGATGTCATCGACATCGACGCCGATGTTGATGAACTCGCCATCGGTAGTCCACTCAGATGGCGCGATCACGTTCTGGCTGCGTAACAAAGTGTAACAAGCAATGCTGCCGTCTGTGCCGTTCACGATCAGCAGGCGGTCGCCCTCATCTGTTGATGTAGACACGCGCACCGCCATCTCCTCTGGAGACTTGAGCAGGTGCGATGACAGCAGCGAGATCTTGGCCGAGGTGTACGCCTGAACGCTATCGTCAAACACGAACTCTTGCAGCGACTTGCCCTGGCGCTGAATGAACAGCGTCGAGCCGTCCACGTTCTGCAACCGGATGCCAGGCTTCATGCCAAATGCCGTCTGCTGTTTCACGATCAGGTTGCTCGGCGTGATCGGCTCGTCCAGTGTCTGCGGCACAAAGAACTCGGCCCCACTGGTAAAGACCTGCAAGTTGCGCCCTGAGAAGATGTCGATGATGGCATTGAACGTGCCGGTGTCTAGCGTTGCCTCGACGCCGTCATCAGCCAATGCCTCGCCTGGATTGAAGTTGAAGAAGTCAGAGACGCGCGAACCAAACAATGTTGATGGCCGGCTCTTGGTGCCGCCAAAGAACAGCCGGCCCTCATGGAAGGTCACACTGCGCGGATAGCCGCGCGTAGAAGACCAGACCTCCTCATAGCCATGTTCGCTGTTCCAATCGCCAGCCACAATGCCGTCAGTGTCAAAGAACGGCACCTCAACAAAAGCCTTCATCACTGTGTCGCTGACGAACTCAACATAACGCGCACGGCCAAAACCGCTATCAACAACAGCGTAGTCACCCACCGCCGCAGAATTGAATGCCTTGATGGCATAATGCGTTGTGTTGTCCGGTTGCGTATCCCACGCAGTGTTGACTGTCGCGACCTTGGTTGACCCAACATAGTCTTCAATGTGACGCTTCTGACCAGAGCCAGTGCCGCTGGTCAACTCTATATACATGCCGTTGGGCTGGTCATCAGCCGTAAACGAGCTAGATGATTTCAGCGTGATAGTGCTGGCACCGCCGGCCTGGGCTGTGCCTGTGTCTGTCGTAACAGACGACGCAGTGATGGTGATGTTGCCACTGACAGCAGATGGCGTGATCGTAAACTGTGGGCTGTGAACATCTAGCTCAAACTGATATTTGGGGATGTGATCAAAGGCGATGGTGCTGGCAGTCCAGGAGCTGTCGCTAGCGCCGCGCACAATCTTGGTCGGCGGCAAATCCTCATGCACCACAATGACAGTGTCGGCAGACTGCACCCAATTCATCTCAGGCAAGATTGACGCCGTCAGGCTGGCCACAGCCAGGAAGTCATTGCCACTGCCATTGATGTTGGTGACCTGCGCGCCATCCTTGAACACATACATCTTGCCTGGCGTGAAGACCAGCATGTAGCTGTCGCTGATGCTGAACTCAAAGCTGACCATCCGCACAGCATTGGCTGCGCCGCTGTCCAGCGTGGCAACGTACTTGGTGCCGTCACGGCGCTTGGCACCGCCCTGCGGCTGGATGCTGACATTGCGCGCTGTGGTGAGGCCAGACTTGTATTGAGAGATGTCTGTCCTGGCGCGCAGCTTCGGGTCTAGCTCACCGCTGGTGAAGTCATTCTGGATCTGAATGATGCGGCTCATTCTAGTACCTTATGTCTGCAATCGGAAACTCTTGGATGTTTTGCGATGGCTGGCTTGCGCCGTCGATGTTGATGGCAACACGCATCAGACCGCCGCGCATGTTCTCTGCCGGCGAACCATAGGCTTTGTTGTGGTAATAGTCAGCCTTAGTGATCTGGTCGGTGATCGGCTCCGCGAACTCAGCGGCCAAGGCTGTCTTCAGCAGGCGCACGAAATAAGGCGGGAAGATGGCCGGCTCTGGCCGGAACTGATAGTCGATGTAGACCTCTTCCAGGCTTGTGAACAAGCCGCCAGAGTAGATTTCAAAGTCACGCACAGGGTTAGCGCCAACCGCGTTGGTGCTAAACACAGCGCGCGGGTTGCCAAGAATATCGCCTGGCAGTTGATAGACATATTTCCATTCGTTGATCGGCGCATCAACAAGCTGCGCCAGCTTCACCTTCTTCAGCGTCCAGCTAAATGGGTACTGCATCAAGATAGTGTCGCGGACATCGTCGTAGAGGCGATCGCCGACCTGGGCCTCGTCTGTGCCATCCGCAAACGATGAAAGGGGGCTAGCCCCCAGCATGATCAGCGCATCTGAAACGATAGATAGTTTGGTATCACCAGCCGCCATAGCGCCACTCCATGAAAGAGAAGGGGGGCCGGCGAACCGGCCCCACCAGTTTAGTCGCTGTCGGTCATGGCGACGGTAGTACCGTCGGTCACATCGACAACACCTGAAGCATTCGACGCGACCATCACGATGGACAGGGTCGGCGTGTTTGAATCATGCACAAAGATGATGTCACCGACCGCCAAGGTGTCAGACAGGTCGTTGAAGTACCCGCTGGTGTTCACCGTCGCGATAGCGTCAGCCGAGGTGTAGGTGTAAAGAGAAGGCGCGTTGCCCTTCTTTGCTGCACCGATCACATTCAGGCCGGAATTAGCATAAGCCATTGATCAGTCTCCTCTCTACTCGGTTGCCGAGATTTTCACGATTCCATCGTCGTCGATGGCAACGGCTCCCGCCGAGAACATCGAAGACACAAGGAACGAGGTCTTCTCAGGAACATAGTTGATCTCACTCCGCTGGTTCATGCTGATGCCCAGGCCGACTGCGTCGCGATGGAACGCGAAGCAAGTGCGGGTCGATGGGAGCGGCAGGCCACCCTCATCGCGGTCACCCAGGGTGATGAACTTGAAGCCGAGGAACGTGTCGATCTCGCCAGTGCTGAGAGCCTTGACAGTAGCGAAGTCGCTGCTGGTCAGCTCAGTCTCGTCGAGAAGCGCGGACAGACCGTTTGCATGGATGACCATGCAGCGGTTGTCTGCCGGCACGTTCTTAGCGTCCAGAGCCTTCTTAGCTGCAAGCAGCTTGGCGAGGTTCATGTTGGTGCCTGCACCGCCAACCGAGGTTGCAACGGTAGAAGGCGACGACGCAGCGTTCAGCGCATCAATGACTAGCTGATCCATGCGGCGACCAATAGCGCCACCCACGACTTGCACCAGCTCCTGGCGCTCATCGAAGTTGACTTTGGACTGCTGGAAGATATCCGAATACTCAGCAGCGATATAGTCGGACATCGTGGCGGTGATCTGCGAATAGGTCACGTTCAACGGTGTCACATCGGTCTGCGGTACGCGAACAGTTGCGGTGCCTTTCCCGATCTTCGGGAACTTCACCTGGTTGCCTTCGACGTTTGTCCGCTCACGAGTTACGCCGGCAAGAGCGCGTGCGCCCTGGTATGCCTGCTTCACCTCGGCATCGAACAGTTGTACGAAAGCGGAAGAAATGCCTACAGCCATTTCTCACTCCTATACAAAAGTTAACACTGATTGCGCCTAGCAGGTGTCCTTTCGGGCTGCGGCTTGGGCATAAACGCTACGCCCCCAAGCGGGTCTGACAGGTCGAAGACGATTGTCTGTCCAGCGAAGTATATGAAAAAAAGCGGGAGCTGTAAACGCCCCCGCTTCATCATCACATTGGTGTGTAGTCTTCAGTGCCGTAGACTTGCTCGAAAGCCTTCTCGACCTTGGCGCGGTACGCCGGGTCGCTCTTGTATTCAGGCTTGCCGACCATAGCCATCAGCTCCTCTTTCGATGGCGCGCCCTCTACCGGCCCGACATCGACAGGGATGGGCCTGTCGCCGTAGTAGCTCCGCACCTTCTGCAAGGCGCGCAAGCCCTGCGCTGTGCCGCCCATGATCTTGAACTCCTCAAAATCATCCTGCCCCCACACGCCTTTGTTGACTAGGCTCTGCGCCCAAGTCGTCATCGACTTGATGGTGGCATCGGCATTCGGGCCTAGCTTCTCGTACTCTTCTTTGTGCGAGATAGCAGCTTGCTCATTCTCTGCGCCGGCCATCTCAATGAACTTGCCGGCCAGCTCGTTGAACGCTGCCTGGCTAACGCCATTGCGCGAGGCCCAGTCACGGTACGTCGCATACAGTTCATCGTCCTCTGGAATGCCAGCCTGCGTAAAGATAGACTGATCATACTCATCCGGCACCTTATGCTGGCCTTGCGAGAAAGCCTTCTGAAGCTCGTTGTAGCTCTTGACCAGGTTCTCAAGATCCGGCCCATCACTCTCATCCCAGAACTTGTCGGGGTACCACTCCGGCCTTTCAAAGGTGATCTCGTCATCCTCTGTTGCCAGTGTGACATCGTCAAGCGATGGCTCGGTGTCTGGTTGCAGGTGTGAAATAGACTGCTCTTCGGCTTGCTGCTGGTTGTCGTCGCTCTGTGGTTGAGCATCGGCCAGCAGCCCCTCAGTTTCGTTCATAGTTCTCTTGCCCTTTGCATACGCCGCTCAATTTCGCGAACCAGACTGTTCTGGCCCTCACGAGCAAAACCGTGGCTGGCATCCTCGCCGGGATACCAGGTCGGCTGCTCTATCGTCAGTGATCGCAGATGGGTGAGCAGCTTCTGCCCATCATCACTGCCGAACACGCGCAGGTACAGGCGATCTACATCGTCCTTGTCTACCTGCTGCTTTCTTGCAATCTCAGGATCTGCGAGTTGCAGACCTTCCCATCCATCAGGTGTCATGCTTTACATTCCTTCCGGCGGCGCTTCTGCCGGCCCCTGCTGGGCCTCTGCCTGCGCCTGGGCCTGCATCATAGCTGCGGCCTGTTCCATCATCTGCTGACGCTCCTGCGGCGTTGTACGCAGGTCTGCGGGGATGCCCATCTTGTCTGCCACATAGTCAGGGATGTTGCCGGTCTTGACCGACATCTGACCTTCGGGGCCGAGCGCCGAGGACATCTCGACCCACTGCATGATCTTCTGGATGTCGCCCATGCTCTGCGCCTGGGCAATCGGGCTGATCGGCACAACCTTGACCTCAAGGCCGTTGACCTTCAGCGGCATCTCAATCAGGCCGCGATCATCCATGACATACAGAATGCGCGCAATCATCGGCACCATCGTCTCGGTGATGAGCCGGCCAAAGGCGCTGCCCAGATTCGACGACAGCTCACGCATCCTTTCCGAGATCTCTGTGGCAGACCTGGCCGACATATTGTCAGGCGGCAAGGTGTCGTCCAGCAGGATCTTCTTGATGTTAACGCGCAAGTCGTTGATCACGATCTGGCTGACGTTGAAGTCGCCAGAGCGCGGCATCTGCCGCAAGCTCTCACCCTGTGGGCCACCGTTGCGCGCCACAGGAATGATGGCACCCGGCGCGATGCGGATGGTCTGCGGGTTCAATACGCCATCATCTGCCGCTGTGTAGACGCCGGCGATCGACAGGCTGGCGTTCTTCAGGAGCAGCTCCAGCGTCTTGTTCAATGTCTTGATGTCAGGGATGGCCGTGACCAGGGGGCCGCGCCCATAGACCTCGCCGGCCACCTTCATGTAGCGCGCCACAATCCACGGCGATGTTTTCATGCGCCGCATCAGGAGCTGGCTTTTGCCATTGGGCCAGATGACATGATAGCAGTAATCACCGCGCTGGATGTCATACAGCGTGGCTTCCAGAAGCTCGACCTCCTCGGTCGGCTTCTCTTCGATCATGCGCTGCAAGCGATCGGGCAGCTCGGCATCAGACCAGTGCTGCGTGATCGCCTCGCCCTTCATACGCATGCGGCGGTAGACATTGTCCACCTTGCCATATGCGCCCTCTTCGATAGCCACTAGGTACTGCGGCACAGCCGTGAACCTGATCGGCGTCATGTCATCGCCGTCCTGCACCAGCATGACGGCAGTGCCGACCGCCAGATCCAGCAGGAACTCGCCCATCGCTAGGTCGAAGTTGGACTGGCGCAACACTGAGAACATCTTCTCAGCGTAGATGTCGAGCGCAGCCTGCGCCTCAATGCGGCGATCCTCTGGGATTTCAGCGCCTGGCACCAGCCGGCGCCAGTTGGCTTAAGTCGCGGTGT